CCCCCCTTGTTGTTTTGAGCGACTGTTATAATCATTTTTTTAAACCTTTTGTTTTTCGAAGTATATCCTATATTATAAAATAAGATATTAAAAGGCTTAAAAAAAGGCTACATTAGATATTGCTTATGTGTAGCCTTTTTTATTTTTAGCTTAATTCAGCCCAAACATCAATATCAACCTTAGATGCACTTCCCGAAGTTTTAAGCTCATATTCTGCCCCTATAGGTACTATTCCACTTAATGTATCTGTAGTGTAGCCTGATACTCCATATTCCCCAGCTCTCCCTATTTCTACTGCATCAACAAAAAGACTACAGTATTGGTTATCCCCACTTCTAAATCCAATACTTATCAAAATAGGCTTACTTGTATTATTTGTATATTTAATATTTATTGCTCTATGTGCTTTTTGATTATGCCAATGCTGGCTATAACCTAATCCACCACTAATACCACTTGATATAGCCTCGTCATATGCTTTCTTTACTGCGGAAGCCGAAGCGGGTGCATACATATCCGTACTTGTTACCGAATTTATTACCGCTTTTCCGTTGAGTTTTTTACTATCATTCACTACTAAATTAAAAGTAATATTTTTTGTGCCGTCAAAAGCTTTAGTTACCGTTGTAACGTCGCCTTCGATTTGAATATTTCTCGCGGTCTTCAGTTTTACGGCGGAAACTGCGGAAACTGTTTTTCCTAAATATCGACCGTCGCCACCCGCTACATTTAAAACATTAGTATTCGAAGAAGTGTCGTTTTTCGCTTTAAAAACACGGGTAGCACTTCCCGCTTTTGCGTCTGTTATTTCCGTGTCGATAATGTCGCTATTCGCATTTACTACTGCAATATCATAATTCTCTGTTCCTAACGGCTTAACTAGATTTATATTCGGTGTTTTTGTACTCAAAATAATTTCCTTTTTTTTTATTAAACGCTTTGTCTATATGCCACAAGTTGGTCGTGTGTATAGATATGTAGTTGGTCGTGTGTAAATGCCGACATAGCCACGTCAAGCTTTACCATAAAATCTAAATCAGCTTGTAGTATATTAATTATTGTATGTCTGAATATGTCTATATCTAATGGTAAAACTTGCATATTCCCGAAGTACAGATTAACCGTATAATCTTTTTCATTCTCTTTTATTATAGGGTTTAACTCATTCGGATAGAATTGTTTGGCTATATTAATAATAACTTCGCGTGTAGTTACTTTTCGCACTAATTTAGCTTCTAATCTTCCTGCACGGTATGCGTTCGGAAGGCTATTGTCTACGGGAACTTTAAGCATTGTTTCTAAATATGACAACTGCTCTTTATTCGCTAAATGAAAAATATAGCCGTTTCTCATTCCAATAGTAAGCTTATCCCACCCTTTAGAAGTTTCTTGAAAGGCTATAGCTAAATCGTACCACGTGGAATTGAATTTTTTATAATAGTTTGGAAGATACTTTAGAAGATTTTCCCCGACGGCTTTGTTATTCGAAAACGACATTTTTATTCCATCTTCGTAAAGCATTAAAGAACTATCCTCGTAGTCCATACCTTCGCCATCTATTGAAGCACTCATAACCTACACCGTAGCCGTTATCGTTTTCGCACGTGGTATCTCTATTCCCGTGATAGGTATTGATACATTCGCACCGTTTAAAGTAAGCCCCGTATAGTTAGCAACTCCACTCGTTAAGATAACTTCTTTAACTATTCCCACATAAGGCACTTCTGTTGCTTCTAGCGAAAAGAGATTTATATAGTCGGTTACATTCTTAATTATGTCTGCTAAAACTTCCGCTTCACTTCTTCCTGCACTACTGTCTATAGTTACACCCGTTACAGATACATTTATGTCTTTTGGTGTAGCACTTACTACTTCTAAAGTCCCCGAAGTAGAAGGTCTTTTGTTCAAAATGTTCTCTTTTACTGCGTCTATTAGCGGTTGCTGTGCCGTTCCGTTTTGATTATCAACTATTGCGACTTTCATACTTCCCGCACCCGAAGGCTTGACGATAATTCTAGCACCACCAACACCCGCGACTTCCATTGTCCATAAGAAATAGTGATTTTTATTTCCACTTGTTGCGGGATAACGAAGACTATAGTCAACTCTTTCTCTTAAATCTATATCGCTCTCGACATTTGCACCGTCTGAAAATGCCGTATTATTATTTACTGTATCTAATCCGACTAACGAAATAGGAATATTTTTAATACTGTTTACGGGTGCATTTCCTATACTTCCCTCGTGTTTACAAGTTACAAGTATATCGACCGTTCCCGTAGCACCTATTAGTCCAATATTCGTCGTTTTGTACTCTTCTTTATCACTTGCGACCGTGAAGCCTAAAGGTATTGAAGTTCCCGAAACACCCTTAAAAGTTATATAGCCTTTTGAGTATGTAGCTAGTTTTCGGTATATACCAAAGTTTACAGATAGTGAAGTTAAATCTTCGCCCGTTGCCACTCTATAATCTAAACTTGTTTTAATATTCTCTAATAGGATAAAAAACATTTCATTAGCTAAAGCGTTCGCCGTTGCGAAGTCTACTATTACAGTACCTTCGCTTTTGTCGTAGGTGTTCGGTAGTGCGTCTAAAAACAGCTTCTTTTGTCTTTTTACAATTTCGTTACTCATTTAAGCCCCTTCGCCGTATAGATAGTAATTTGCTTCTATTACTTCTTTAATTGTTATCTCTTCATATATCGAAGTTAATACTATCGTTATAAGTATCTTATCTTCTACGGGTTTTAATAAAATACTTTCTACATTTTCTATGTCGTATTGTCCATTTAAAAAAGTTCTTATCTCGTTGCTATATTTAGATAAAGTAACCGACGTGTAAGTGTGTCCGATAGTTTCAAATATTAGCCACCCGAAGCGAATTTTATAGTCGTTTAATTCTGCTTCATATATTCGATATAAGTTCTTTTCAGTTCTAAGAAATTTTATAATTCTTTGAATAAGGTTTTCGGGTTTGCCTATTCTTTTGAGGTCGTTATTTGATAGAATAGCGTCGCCGTTAATGAAGTTTATTCCTATAACATCAGCACCATTAAGTACGGGCGTTTGTTGCTTTGTGTAGTCGCGTTTCTCTAAATAGTCATAGTCATAAGTAGCCACGAAAACCCCTTTTTTGTATTATAGCATTATTCAAAAGATAAAACTTTATCTATGACTAAAAAGTTTTGATTGCTTTCCATAGCGACTAAGGCTACTAAGTCGCCTTTTTTAAGTTCGTCCGTTAGTGTTATTTTACCCGTACTTTTAAAATCATTACTTTCTAAATCGAATTTAGTAGCGTTTGCCGTGTAGCTTGTAGTTGCCCCACCTTCGGGAACTGAAACAACGGGTCGCGGTGTTGCGGTAGTTCCTACACTATCTATTACGAAGCCCGTCGGTGCGGTAGCACTAAATTCTATTCCCGAAGTTTCTAACTTTGTACCTTTTGATTGCATATCGGTACTTTTGATTTTATATTCTCTTTCATAGTCTTTTAAAATACCCGCACAAAACATAAGACGTGTTTTGTCTAATATTATTTCGCTTCCTATATCTATTAGAATATCGGGTAGGGGTGCTTTAACTTCGCCGATAACTAAACCGAATTTAGTCGGGTTTTTTAGTGCGCGGAATATCTCTACTAAAGTGCCTTTATTTTCCATAGTCTGCTATTCCTTTTCGTAACGTATGATAGTTACTTTCATAAGGTGTATTTCGTCTTCGATAGTGTGTATTAAACCGCTAATTATATAGTCGTTCCCTTCTATTCTAACCGATAAGCCAACTTTCGCTTTATAATCTCCGAATATTGTAAAGCTACCCGTGCGTTTAATGCTTCCGTAAATCTTTAAAATGTTTTGCGCTTGAAGTTCTGCTTCGGCTTTATCTTTTGCGGGAATAGAGTGTACTTTCTGAATAATACCCGCTTTTTTAATCATTTGGGTGTTAGTAAGTACCGCCTGAAGAGATACTTTTTTCTTCTCTTCAGTATATACTTTTACTTTTGTTTTAATGTCTTCGCCGTTATATGCTAGTTTTAATTTACTTATCGAAGCTTCTAAATTTAATTGATAAGCGTCTGCGGTATCAAATACCCTTAAAGTATTGTTTTCAAACGTACGGTATAGCTTCCGACCGTTTGACGCTTCGGTTTGCTTTATCGCGTCGTCTACTATGCCTATAATTGTTTCGCCGTTGTATATTTTACTTATAGAGTTCTGCATAGTTGGCGTTTCTACTGTAAAGCTACTATCGTAATTAGAAATTACTTGCTTTATTACTTCGTCGGATCGTAGGTTTTGAACTTGTATTAACTCTTCGTATGTACTTAGATAAAAACTATCGCTTACACACTCCAAAGATACACGTTTTAGGTCGTCAATGGTAACATTAATAACTATCCCTATAAAGTTAAAGTAATTACCACTTGAAGCATATACACGGCTAAAAACCTTAACCTTTTTTTCTTCATAAAACTCATAGGGTAGGTCGAATTTAAAAGTATTAAATATTTCATCTAAAGAAGTTTCATATCGAAGCTTTGCGGTAAACTTTGTAGCGTCTACTGTATCGCCTTCAAGGTTATCGATTACTATATTCATCTTCGCCCTCGTACACTTCCATAAGTTCCGCTCTTATGTAAATATCTCGTACACCCTTATAAACTATTGTTAAGGTTTCAATAGTTACCTTATAATCTATATTTAGCTCACTTACCGAATACACTATAGCCTTGCGGTCTTTTTTAAGTTTTTCAAGCTTCGCCACCTCTTCGTGCATTTCCGCTTCGTTGTCGCGTTCGTGGTCGTATTCAATAATAAAGTTTAGGTTTGTCGTCTTCGGTCTTCTTTTACCTTTAAGACTAATAACGTCCCCGTAAGTAGTCTCGTAAGTGATAGACTTTTGCCCGTCTACACTCTGAAGGTCGCCGTATGATTTAACTATCTTGTTATCTAATCTAACCGTGTAGGGAACTAATCTATTCTTTTTTCTTTCGTCCCACGTGTCAAACGCTTCTTTAACCATAGGGTCGGGTATCATACTCATTAATTCGTCAAACGTTGAGTTAGTGTAAAACTTTGCCATTTAGATAACCCCACTTATTTTTGCTGCGCGATTAAATTCATTCGCGATTTTATACGTTAAGCGGTCTAAAAGTTCGTCGGTGTTTTCGTCTGCGTTCTGTGTAATATTGATTGTAATATCCCCCGTTGTTACCTTACCACTTCCCGAAGTTGAAGAAGAAGCTCCCACTTTGTTAAATGTTTTAAAATAACTTCCGCTTTCGCCCGTATTGTTTGCTGGGCTTCCCGCTTGAAAAGGTAAACCGCCCCCGTTCGTTGTAGTGCTTCCACCGCCCGAAATACCTATAGACTTCGCCGTAAGTGTTTTAGCTTGTGCGATTTTTGCTATATCAGACGCGTTATTCATAGCTCTAAATTCGATTTCTGCTACCATAGGTTTACCGATTAAATCAGCTACACGGTTATAAATTCGTATATACCCATTCATAGATAAAATGAAAACATTCATAAAACCATTAATAGCCGACTTCATACTTTCCCACGCGAAAATAAAAGCGTATCTTACTTTTTCATTAGTGTTATAGAAATAGATTAAACTTCCAACTAAAGCACCTATAGCGACAACGATTATACCTATAGGATTAGCCGTTAATGC